AATTATGCAGATGGTAGGGGCGATTTGTATGTGGAAGATGAATTAGAGGTTGACGGTGCATCGAGATTCACAGGTACTGCTTCTTTTGACGGCGGAGTAGAACTTAATGGCTACGTTGTTGCTGATGGAAGTTACTTTAGAACTAATGATAATGTTGAATTAAGTTTAGGTTCTGGTAGAGATTTTTCTATAGGATATGACTCTGGTGCTGACGAAGGTAGAATGGTACGAGGTAATGATATTGAAGTTGATGCTGCCGTAGCATGGCGTGTAACTAAATCTACAGTCGTTGCTATTGGCGATGCAGGTGCTATTAGCTATGCTACTAATTCAGGAGACTTATATGTAGAAGATGTTTTTGAAGTAGATGGTATATCATATTTTAATGGCATTATAACATCACTTAGTGGAATAAAAGTAAATGACGATCAAGAATTAAGGCTAGGTACAAGTAGTGATTTCACTTTGGGTTATGATTCAGGAGCAAATGAAGGTAGAATGGTACGTGGAAATGACATTGAAGTAGACGCTGCTGTCGCTTGGAGAGTAACTACATCGACCGTCGTTGCTATTGGAGATGCTGGAACTATGAATCAAGCAGTTGACTCTGGAGACTTATATGTTGAAGATGTTTTGGAAGTTGATGGTAATTCTTATTTTCGTGATGTTGCAAAAATGTGGGTTCAAGGTTTAAGTATTTTTGATGATAAAGAAATAATATATGGTAGTGGAAATGATTTTTCAGAAGGATATTCTAATACTAATAATGAATATAGATTTGTTAGATATTTAGATATTGATGATGATGCGGCAGTTGCTTTTAGAGTTACAGCCTCTACAGTCGTTGCTATTGGCGATGCAGGTGCTATTAACTATGCAGTAGACTCTGGAGACTTGTATGTAGAAGATATACTTGAGGTAGATGGAGTTCTTCGTACTGGTAGTTCGATTTATCCTGGTGGTAGTATTTTTGTAAATAGTAATATTCAGTATCAAGATGATGAATATGCTGTATTTGGTACTGAATTAGATTTTTCTCATGGATATAATAGTGGCTCAAATGAGTATAGAATTGGTAGAGGCAATGGTATTGGGACTGCTGCTAATACAGCTTTTGCCGTAGATTCATCTACAAATGTAGTGATTCAATATGGTCTACAAATACCAACATTTACAGAAGCAGAAATAAAAGTATCAACTCCTACGTACGTGGGCATGGTATTTTATGATTCTGATAATAAGGCGTGTATTGTATCCACAGGAACAACTACTTGTTTTGATTATGGTACAATAAACGACGGAACGACAGCTCCAACAGGATGGTAAGGAATAATAATGAGTGAAATAATTACACTTGAGCAACAAAAAATATTTGCATTAATGCGTAAATTAAAAGAAGCAAATGAGCAATTTGCAAGACAGAACCAATTAATTTATGCAAAGTTATATCATCCAGTTAGAGGAAAAACAATTAATTTTAATCGTTTTCCTTATTTAGTAGATATATATGAAGATACTGCAAAAGAAATTGCAGTGCAAAAATCAGGACAATGTGGTATTAGCGAGTATTTAATTGATGAGGCTTTTTTCTTAACAGAAAATTATAAGATAGTTGGATTGTATTGTTTTCCAGCACAAGCTCAATTAAATGCATTTAGTCATGCAAGAGTTGAACAGGTTATAAAACAGTCATCTCATTTAAGCAATATTTGTGGTGATACAAATAATGTTTCTTTAAGAGAAATAGGAAATTCACATATTTATTTTCGAGGCATGCAGGATATTAAGCAAATTATTTCGGTAGATGCAGATTATTTAATGTTAGATGAGATAGATGCAATGCGTCAAGATTATATTCCGATTGTAGAAAAACGATTGGGAGGTTCTTTACATAAAATTAAAAGATTTGTTTCTACTCCTACATATCCAAATTATGGCATTAATGCGAAATATAAAGAGGGCGATCAGAGGGAATGGTTTATTAAATGTGAACATTGCGGTTATTGGCAGTATTTAGATTTTTTCAAGAATGTAGATTTAAAACGTGGTATTTATATATGCAAAAAATGCAAAAGAAATATAAATAATTTAATGAAGGGAGAATGGATAGCAAGACATAAAGACAGGGAATTACATAGTTATCATATAAGTAAGTTAATGAGCTCTAGATCTACTGTTAAAGAGCTTGAAAAGGCGTTCAAAGACAAAGTAGCATTACAGCAGTTTTATAATTTCGACCTAGGATTGACTTATATAGTAAGTGGTTCAAAATTGCAGAAAGATAATATAGATGCGATTGTCAAGAAATCAGATTACGATATAAAGTATTCGGGATATAGATGCACTATGGGAGTAGATGTTGGAACAGAAATTAATTTATATATCACTCAATGCGACGAAGAGATTCCGAAGACATTATTTGTTGGAACTGTAAAAGATTTTGAAGAATTAGATAGATATATGAATGTTTATAATGTGACAATGTGCGTTATAGATGCCTTACCAGAAACAAGAGAATCAAAGAAATTTGCAAAACGCTTTCCAGAAAGAGTGCGTTTAGCATATTATCCAAATATGAAAATGGATATATATTATAAAAAAGATCATAGAGACGATGTTCTTATAGTAGATATTAATAGAACATTGAGTTTGGATTATATGTTTAATGATTTTTTTATGCAGACAATTAAGTTGCCAAAAAATATGGAATCAGTTGAAGATTTTTACGATCAAATGACGTCATTAATAAGAGTAAAAGAAGTTGATAAAAATGGAAACCAAACAGCAAGATATATAGAACAGGGTGCAGATCATTATTCACATGCTAGAAATTATTGTCGTGTTGCTGAATCATTATTGAATGAATTAAATTCATATAATTTTATACCGACAGATAGACGAAAAGATAGAACTTTTTCTGGCGGAAATAAACGATTATTATAAGGGGGAGTAAGTGGCTAAACATAAAAAGAAAAATAAAATATCAACCGAGAAAAAGAGAGTAACTATTAAACTTCCTCCAAAGTTTAAGGAATTTATTACAGATAAAAAAATGCAAAATGAATTTGTAAAATTTGCAACCGATCAAACTTCTGCTAGACCTCCACTTGGAGAAATAACTTCATTTGCAGATATGTGGGAAACTGCAATTACTGGTAGAAAATATAATCCAGATGATGTTTCTTTAGATACATATAAGTTGATGAGAAAAGATGCGCAACTTCAACTTGGATTAAAAGTAATTAAGTTTCCAATTAAAGCTATGAAATGGTGGGTCGTTAGTGATGATAAAGATATTAGAAAGTTTGTAGAATATGCATTAAAAAGAGTTTGGAAGTCTGTTATGTCAAATATATTAAATGCATTAGACTTTGGTTTTTCTGCATGTGAAAAAGTTTGGGAAATACAAGATATAGATATTACTCGTAGAGATGGCGATAAAATGGTGACAGCATTTAAGGGTCAGGCAGTATTATTAAAAAAATTAAAAGATCCAGATCCAGTAACAGTGACTATAATCACAGATGATAATGGTGATTTTAATGGTTTTGAACAATCTATATCTGGAGCTTCTAAAGTAACTGTTCCAGCAGAAAAGTCATTTATTTTTACAAACGAAAAAGAATTTGGAAATTTATATGGAAAATCATTGTTAAGATATGCGTATGATTATTGGTACTGGTCAACATTAATGTATCAATTTTTAAATAGATATTTTGAACGAAGAGGAACTCCTCCAGTTCTTGCAAGGGCTCCAGGAGGTAGAACAAATTTAAGCGATGGAACAGTAGTAGACAATTTAACATTAGTGCAAAAAGCTGGAGAGAGCTTAACAGAAAATTCAGTAGTAGCACTTCCTTCGGTAGCTGATGATAGAGGAATACATAAATGGGATATAAATTATTTAAAAGACGATCAACGTGCAGATATGTTTATGAGATATATAGAGCATCTTAATGTTATGAAATTAAGAGCTTTATTTGTTCCAGAAAGAACAGTAATACAAGATAGTGAAATGGGAGCAATGGCGGTAGCAAAAACTCATCTAAGTGTATTTTTAATGGGATTAGAGGGACTAACTCAAGACATTATAGATCATTTTAATAAGTATTTAATTCCTCAATTAATTAAATATAATTTTGGCGAAGGTGTTGCCGAGGCAACTTTAGAAACAAGTGGTTTGAGTTCTGAAAGTAAAAATTTATTAAAGCAAATAGTAGTGACTACAATCAAAAAAGGCGATGGAAATATACCATTAGATATGATAAAATCATTAGAAGAGTTAGATTTACCTATAGATGAAAATTGGGTTTCCACAAAACCAAAAGACAATAAAGAAAGTGATGTAAAAGATGAAGACGAAGATGATAATATAGGAGCTCCAAATGCCGAAATTAAAACAGAAAAGAGCGTTGACGATTTACGAAAAGAATGTAGACTTTCAGAGATACGAACTCTTCTTGAACTTGAGTAAAGATCAAGCTATAAAAGAATTACAAGAAGTAGTTGATTATCAGAAAACTATATATGTCAATGCTATGAAAAGAATATTGAGAGCAAAAGGAACTATTGCTAGAAAAATTAGAATTATTAAAAATATTAAAATAAAATTTTATAAAAATTTTACTACAATTTTGAATAATTATCTTAATGTAGTTTGTCTATTTGGATTAAGACAAACTACTAAAGAATTAGGAATTAAGAATCCTAAAAAATTATCTTCAGATATCAATAGTTGGATTAAAGCAATAGTATATACTATTGTAATAAAATATTTTAATGAAATTAATTTATTGGTTACATTGCCTATTATAAATAATATTGGAAGAGGTTTATCGGATAATGAATTAATTTATAGACTTAATATAATTTTTGATAAAGTAAGATCGAGTAAACCGAATAATATAGTGAATGGTATAGAAGGAAAAGCATTATTTAGAGGAAGAGATTTAGCAGTAAAAATTTTTAATGGCAATATAAGATTAGAGGTCGAGGGTTTTTCTGCAGCGTCTATAAGTGATATTTTAAAAAGAGAGAAAGTAGTTGCAGCACAATGGAGTGCAATTTTAGATAAGAATGTGTGTGAATTATGTGCATCATTAGATGGAAGAATAATAGATATTGAATCACCAAGTTATGCTTATTATTCTCCTGGAGATTTGCATTTAGGCTGCAGATGTATGTGGGTTTATATTACAAGTGCAGAACGTCCAGAAAATAGAGTTATTGATTGGAAAAAACCTTCAACTGCTTTATTGAAAAAATATGGAAATTCAGAAATATCAGGTGGATCTAGAGAGTTGTTGCCAGAAGAACAATAGGAGGATTTTATGCCATATAGCAATATTGCATCTATTCCACAAGCATTAAAAACAGCAGGATTATCATTGGCTCAAGCTAATGATTGGAGCAAATATTATGATGAAGCTAAAAGTCAATCAGGTATTACATCTCCTGCTGCGATAGCTTGGAAGATTTTCAAACAAAAATATTATAAAATAGATAATAAATGGAAAATAAAAAAATCATATAAGGGGGAGAAAATGAATAAAGTAGTAAATGAATTAAAAGGATATGAGTTGGTATATAGAGGCTCTCCTTCTCCAGTAGAAATGGAGGATATAGAAGCCGAAGGAAAAACTTATGAAAAAGAATTAATTAGAGAAGGTGAGTGGGCACATCCACAAAAACCAAGCGTTAAATTAAAAATTACTCTTAAAAGAATGCAACAATGGGTTGAAAATTTTAATAAAAATTTATTTAAAGTCCCAGTTCCTAAAAGACATTCATTAGATCCAGAAGATAATAGAGGATGGCTTAAAAAATTATTTTTAAAAAAAGACAGTAGAGGAACTCATGTATTATATGGTCATTTAGATATAACAAATGATAAAATGCAGAAATTAATAGATAATGGCGATATTCAAGATGTGTCTGTATCAATAGGTGATTATATGGATAATCAAGGTAAACGTCATGGTGAGGCTTTACAGCATGTAGCATTAACTATTATTCCACATATAGATAGTCAATCGGGCTTCAGTCCTATTAATAACGAGGGCTATATTTGCTTTGAGGAGGTTGGTTATATAAGTGATATGGAAGAAAAAATTAAAAGTGGGGAAGTATTTGAAGAAACAAAACAAAAAACTATTGCTGAAGAAGAAGCACCCGAAGGTAGCAAAGAAAGAGAAAAAGAAAATATGTCTCAAGCTATTAAAAATGCAAGATTATTTCCAGAACCTGATAATTTTATTATTGTAGGTACTTATGAAGATAGAGTCATTATACAATATTTTGGTGGAGGTGCGGGTATAGATGGATCTCCTATGTCAAATAGATATTTTGAAATTCCATATACAAAAGCTCTAGATAAATCTTATATATTTGGAGATAAAACTGAATTAGTAAAAAAATATTATTTTATTACAAGAGATATAAATCCAATGTTAGAAAAGGAAGAGAAAAAAAATCAAGAGGAGGTGGAAGAAATGAAAGAGTT